TTTATCAAATGCTTTTTTCATTTGTTCTAGGTTGTTGTTATGTGTCTCAAGCCATGTCTTTTCCATGTGTCTCTCCTTTGGTTATATGTTTAGTTAGATGTGCCGTTAGGTCGAACAACGAATCCGTTAGTATTATTGACGGCACTGCCCTTGGCATACAATGCTACTACAGAGTTAGCAGGATCTTTGAAACGAAGATCGCTCTCATCTCCAGAGACAACCCGTTTGCCCATAAAGGTCTTGGGTATGTTCTCTTTCTTGTCGAAGACAACAGCCATGTTGAAGTTATTCTTCAGTGCTTTCCTGACAACCTTCTGATACTCAGGTACACCAGAATAACTAAATGTTAAGTGATAATTCTTAGGCACTTTTCTGTTGGGTACTTTGGTGTAATCATAGAATTGTATGTGTGGAAAATCCGTAAACAATTCTGGTAACTTATTCTCCCAATAAATATCTGATGTGCCATTAATCCTAACAGCAGGTACAAGGTTTTTCCTCTTGGCTGCACGTTCTAATCTGCGTATCTCCTTGTAAAGAAGTTTCTTAAACTCTTCAGGATACTGAAGCATAAACAGAGTGCGTTGCAATCGAGACATCTTAACAGTTGCAAACTTCCCTCGCCCTGCTTCTTTCAAGCAGTCTTCGGCACATCCTGCGAGTTCATGTAATGGACATAGGTTCACACCAGATTCTTTTGCCGCCGAGAAATAAGCAACTAATGTTAGAAAACCTAACACTTCACCTTTAATTGTCTTTGCATCTTGTGATATGCCACCCAGCCGAGTGGGAAATCTTGTGAACCAATCAAAGAAGAAACCCTTTCCCCATGATCCAAGCATGATTTGCAATCTTGTATCGTCATCAAGTTTAGATAAATCGTATATAAGTTTTTTAGCCATAGTTCTCTCCTCCTATGTTGTATTGTTATTATTGTAGTGTCTCTTTACGGTATCCAATTCCAAGTAAGAACAACATCGGATACTGAACATAAGTTATCTCTTAAAAACTCTAACGCTGAATCGAAATCTTGAAATTCCCATAGCTCCCTATCAGCGAATCCATAATCTTCATCTCTTGATACAATGTATCTAGGTCCAGAATATTCAAGTTGAGCTATACGCAAGGTGAATACTCCGTTGCTGTAAAATCCCTTATCAAAAGAAAAACATATTTCTTTCAAAGCTTTTTTCTCTTCACTAGTAGCGTAATTGTTAGTATTAAATTCACTGCTATCATTCATATTGTTGCTATCTCGTTTCTTAGTTTGTTGTAAGCATAATTCAAAGCATACGTTTGTCATCATCTTCTCCTTCAGGTAAATGCTCGTACCAAATTGATTCTCCTTCAGGTAAATGCTCGTACCAAATTGATGCTATGAATGGCACAACATCACCTTCTGATATTGGTTCGTGATATTCCTTTAGTTCTTCCATAGTATTCTCCTTTCTATTTGTTACATATTACTTGTGTGATTTAGATGATCATCATCATCAATTCTTCTGCTGCAAATACCTTCTTCTTACCGCACTCGTAGCACGGGTATTCTCTTGCATCAGGTTCGCAGCCATCGTGATCAGATCCACACGATATGCAAAACCCTGGATTTTCCGTGCCGTAGATTTGTTCTTCTACTGCATTGTGCAGTCGCTCTTTAGTAATGCTTGTATGTATATTTTTCATGTTATCCTCCAAAGTATTTATGTGTTGCGTAAGGTCCGACTGCCATCAGTACGCCTACTGCTAGGCAGCCAAGCACTCCATTACCTAAATCCCTAGAGATATAGGTGAGTGATGCGAGTATTAGTGCGAGTCCTGTTGCTGTTAATGTAACGATAATAAATTTATTCATAGTGATTCTCCTGTTGTTAATTAATTAATTCGTAGCTATCTGCCCTAGCCATTGACATTTGCCGTCTTTCCATTCACCAAAATATTTTTTACCATTAGCAAGAGTGACGGTTCCTTGCCCGTGGATTTTGTCGTCTTGCCATTCCCCTACAAATTTACCGCCATCAGCATGAGTGACGGCTCCTTGACCGTGGTATTTGCCGTCTTTATATTCCCCAACATATTTGTCGCCATTAGGCCAAGTCATGGTTCCTTGCCCGTGGTATTTGTTGTCTTTATATTCTCCAACATATTTTTCGCCAGTAGCGAAAGTGAAGGTTCCTTTAGTCATGATGTGTTACTCCTTTTGGTTGTGTTTTAGGATTCAATCCCAAAACCAGGTTAAGTTAACTGTTAAAAATAAATTGGTTTTTGTATTTTGTTTTGGTATAAATAGATTATGACACCTAAACAAAAAATGTTTGCAGAGTTAATAGCAGATGAAAACCCTCCTGTTCTTATCAAGGCATATGAGAAGGCAGGGTATCTTGTTGAGAAAACTGCTAGTGGGGCTACAAAAAACTCTACATATGTTAAGGCTTCTAAACTTGCGTCTACTGAGACTATTAAAAGATTAGCCCAAAGCATAAGAGACAAGCGAGAAAAGCTAAAGACTCGTCATCTTAAACGCTCTCTTGATAAAGAGGATCAATTAAAATCCGAGATTGTCCAAGAGCTTAGAGATATAGCTTTCGATAAAGAGGAACCTGCCCCTAATCGTGCCAAAGCCCTTCAACTTTTAGGTCAGACCATCGGATTGTATACCGAGAAGGTCATCACCAAAGATGAAACTGTCTCAGAAAAGCAGCTTGAGCAAGAGTTAAAAGATGATCTTGCCAAGTGGGGCTTCTCTGTAAACTAAACAATACTTGTCCACTGCATTCCAATACTATGTAAACATAGGAGCTATGCTCAATAGGTTTGCTGTGTCTTAGTATCTAAGTCGTAGCAATAGTAAATAGTGGTATATTAGCATTAGTATCTGTTAGGTCTTTGCTTAGTATAGAATCGTATAGAACTAGGCATCCGTTATCCCCTCTTACAGGCATACCTGATTTAGTGTTGATCTTTTGGCATACATTCCATTTGTCTAGAGCAAATTGGATAGCGTCTTTATGGTATAGACTTGTGGATATAAAGTAGATTCCCTTACCTCTGTTGCGTCTGCTGTCATTCTTTGATCTCCCTTTGTATATGCACACAATCTTGCCGTTCCACTTGAAGCTCCGAACCAAGTTCACCTTACCTGTAAATGGTTTTGATGGTGTGTATTTGTACGTCAACTTACCAACCCACCTATAACTTCCACCCACATCCATGACATCCCACAGAGTGCAAGCAGTGCAATCATATCCCGTATTTGTTTAATCATAATCAACTCCCGTTCATCGCAGATAATGCAATCCGCGTCATTGTGTGTACTTCTTCTGATGTCATATTCGGATTCCCTTGTATGAGTGAATCACTAATTAGCTTTGCATCACCTTGCCAATTCTTTATCGTTACATCATGCATTTGCGTAGGGGTTTCATCTTTACTGTATGCAGGAATCAATGAATTGAAATAGTCTTTATCATCATCAGTGATTGATATGTTGTGAGGGTTGCTGTCACTAAAGTATATGATCTCTTTTTCTTTTTGAAGCAGCCAATCAAGATTGTTGTCACCTCTATTGGCTCGCCTCCGTCTTACTTTCTCTACAATGTTTTGTAGTCTATATTTTTTATCCATCTTAAACCTCCTTACGTTTTGGGATTGAATCCGAGAACCTGTAGTAGTATAGTAAGTATATTATAGTATTGAGTATTGCTTGTTTAATGTAACCATTATAACACATAAGATGACAATAGTCAATAGACGTAATGAAGTATTTTTTTCCGATACATAGCCAGGTTATACGCCACTGTTAATCCTAAATCGCGGAGAGATTATCCTTAGTACCTTATACATATAGGGAAGGATAACATAACCCATTAATACTTATCCTCATGGTACAAATATATCATAGACACTAATCATACTTAAAACATCAGAAACACTCAGCTTGTGAGCCACTGTTAGTTATATACTAATGGGTAATATCTGGATAAGTTTTGGATAAGGTCATAGGCGATAAGAGTGGTTGTTGGTGCAATACAAGCCTCCTCTCTCTCCCTCCCTCATATATCAAATCTTATCCTGATGCTTTTTGCGTCTCTTGTTAATATGGCGTAGGCCTGAGTCGAAACCAGGGCAAGTTTTGGGATTCAATCCGAAAACACGATTAAGTTTGACATTATGACTATAGCCTAGTATGATATAATCATGTTACGCAATCATGGGTAGCATAAACAGTAACTTAATTTGAAAGTGAGAATAACATGAGTAATACTAAATTTAATGTTAGAACAGCTAAGAGCCTTATCAAAAAGATTAATACTGCTATAGCGGACAC